ATATAGAGTTACGTTATCCTAAATTTGATTATGGATATGTGCGACGATTTGCTGATAAAACAGCAACCGAGGTTGGCATGGGCGGCACGACAGAAATCTTTTCCGGGTCTCTGACGACTGTATCCTCCCAGTCAGATTATGATCTTCAAAGCCTTATTTCTTCATCTGCAGCTACAGACACAGCGGTACCTTATTATGGAAGAGTTGGCAACAGTAGAATTATCATTAGAAGAATGTTTTACAAGACCCCCGCCGCTATGTGGCGGTTCTACGGTTATTATGGAGGATTCAGCGCTGTCGGAAACCTAAGAACTTACGGGCAGTATGCAGACGATTCTACATTTGATATAGTGCCGGTTTGGCAGAATAAGCTTCAATCAATGGCTTATGAGGACGCCCTAAATACGCGAGTTTCTCACTGGTCATATGAAATTAAAGATAACAAGGTTCGTATTCATCCGACCCCTGGTACCACGAGTCCAGAGAAGTTTTGGTTTAACTTCACAATAGAAAGTGTTCCGTGGGAAGCAACCGGATCCGCCGGCCAGTCGGTTTTAGGTATTAATAACATGAATACACTTCCGTTTCAGAATATTGCCTATGGCAGCATTAACTCTATTGGGAAACAGTGGATCCGCCGGTTTGCCCTGGCACTCGCAAAAGAAATGCTCGGCCAAGTTCGCGGAAAATTCAGTACAGTACCCATCCCCGGCGAATCGGTGACCCTAAACCATTCAGAGCTTCTTTCACAGGCCAAAGCCGAACAAGATGCTTTAAGAGAGGAGCTTAGGACTACCTTTGATGAGCTTACTTATTCCAAGCTGGCCGAAACAGACGGAACTATATCAGACGTTGTAGAAAAAGTTATGGCCGATATCCCAGCTGGCATATATGTAGGGTAGGTAAATGAGTAATCCGGACGATAAATGGGCACAGCCAGCAGCGCCGCCACCTCCCATGTTTTTTGGGAAAAAGGAGCGCGATCTGGTTAAACAAGTTAATGATGAGCTTGCAGAGCGAGTCATCGGACAAACTGTAGTATACTATCCTATCGATGTTGATAGAACCAACTATCATTCGCTATACGGAGAAGCACTCAATAAAACCTTTTTGCCTCCAGTACGAGTGTATGCCTATGTGGTGGTCGACAACGAGCAGAAAAATGATAAATACAGCTATGAGTATCAAAGTAAGCTGACGATCCACTTCCATCGCAAAAGGCTAACAGAAGATCAGAACCTTCATGTGCGCGCCGGGGATTTTGTGCAATATGGCGATAAACTATACGAGATAGCTAAGACATATAATGACACTAAGTATTACTTTGGCCAGGTAGATCATAAGTTTCAGATAAGCGCTGAATGCATACGAGCCCGTAGGGGAACATTTCGAGGTATAAACGATGCCAGTTAAGAAAACGCAAAGAGAACTACAAGACAAAGCGTCTATACGATATACGTACATGGATGATGACGCCACAGAAGGCCGCGTGCAGGAAATAATAATGATGCCCTCTACACTGGAAACAATTGATTATGCTTTTTATGATTTTGTTAATGAAAAGCTGAATCTGTCTACGACCACCAATGAAGGATTTAAAAAAGTGCCTATCATTTGGGCCTCCACTGAAAGAGCATATCAAATTAAGAATTTAAAGGATGTGCGCGATTCTGAAGAAACTTTAATACTTCCACTAATCACCGTAGAAAGAAAGACGGTGGTAAAGGAAGCGAATAAACGAGGACTACCGTGGGCCAACATTATGCCAGAGAACGATGAGAAGGGAGGCTCTATTACTATAGCTCGGACTCTTAATCAAGAAAAAACTTCCCAGTTTCAAAACAATCTAGCCGATCGCAGACTCGGACCGGACAAAGTTCGCTCCTCCATGTACGCTACCAATAAGAGAAACATGAAACCTTCTAGGAACGTGTATGAGACCATAACTATTCCGCTCCCTACCTGGATAACTGTTACTTATGAGGTTAGTTTGAGGACCGAATATCAGCAACAAATGAACGATTTAGTACAGCCATGGGTGACAATTGCCGGGAACAGCACAATGCCTCCTAGGATTGAACGAGACAACCATAAGTTTGAAGTATTCCTTGAAGGTGACTATACAAATAATAGCAATACTAATAACTTAGACATGACCCAAAGGAACTATGAGACCACTATCACGGCCAGAGTGTTGGGTTATTTAATAGGTGAAGGACCCAATCAAGAGCGCCCAAAGATAGTAAAACGGCAAAATGCAGTCGAATTTCGCATAGCCAGAGAGCGTGTTGTGCTTGGAGACATCCCGGAAAATATAGATAGTCGAGGTTTTTATAGAGAATAGGACCTTTGGCACCGCCCTATACTATTTAATAATGAAAAATAACTTATCAAAAGTTAAATGTTAAAGGAGAACTCCAAGAATGGCGGTTAAGAAATTCAGATTTGTATCCCCCGGTGTTTTTGTTAATGAAATTGACAACTCGGGACTCCCTGCATCACCGGCCGGAATAGGGCCGGCAGTTATAGGCCGAGCATCTTCGGGTCCAGGCCTTCGCCCGATTACGGTAAACTCGTTTTCAGAGTTTGTTAATGTTTTTGGGGCCCCCGTTGCTGGCGGAAGCAGCGACGATGTTTGGCGCGACGGCAACACAGTCGGTCCAACTTATGGCATGTATGCCGCTCAGGCATATCTTCGAAATAGCTCTCCCTTAACCTATGTGCGCCTTTTGGGCGCCGAGAATCCAGACGCAACCAGCGCTGGCAAGGCCGGCTGGAAGGTGGATGTAGCAAACGGTACCGGGCAGACCGACGGCGTCGCTGTGCTTGCCGGCGGCGCGAACGGATGTGGAGCCTATGGATTGGTGATTTTTAATTCAGGTGCAGCGAATGGACCCGGTGTTTTAGAATCCCATGCCGTTCCTATTACTGGTGCGTTGGCAGCAATTTTCTATATTCCAAGTGCCAGCAACGGAACAGCAAACTGTAGCTTTGCTTTGAGTGGGGCCATGGCCTCAAATATCACGGCCGGAAATAATATAAATGTAACTGGAGCCTCGTCGCTGATAGTGTCTACGGTTGCCGATTCAAGTTACGAGTTTAAGATGTTAGTACGCAATGCCACTGGTTCTAGCGATACTATAGCGTCTTTCAACTTTAATCGTTCATCAAATCGATACATTCGGAAGGTTTTTAACACCAACCCGCAATTGACCAACAGGGACATTAATACCAATGTTGTTAACTATTGGCTTGGTCCAACTTTTGATCGTCATTTACCTGAAATAGTTACGGCGGCCGCCAGCAACAACTATTATGCTGCTTTGGTGCCTTTGCTTTCGGGCTCTAATAACTCTGGGGATTATCAAGCCGAACTTCTATCGGCAGAAACTCCTTGGATTATTTCACAAGATCTTACCAACAACTTTGCCAACTACAGCGCCGCAAACATGCAAAAGCTTTTCAAGATTGTGGCTCTAGACGAACCCGGTGCTTGGACAAGTCGAAATATTAAAATATCTATTCAGGAGGTCAAAGCTAGCACCAACGATTTCCAGCCATACGGCTCTTTTGCTGTCGTGGTTAGGCGTATTGATGATTCAGACAATGTCGTAGAAGTACTAGAACAGTTTAATGATTGTAACCTAAATCCCAACTCTTTGAACTATCTTGCGCGCAAGATTGGCGACAGAAATAGTTCATGGGATGCTACCAACAAACGATATCGCGTATATGGACAGTACGATAACAGATCACGATATATTCGTGTCAACATGAATAGCGATGTCGACAATGGCGTCACAGACGCTAAATATTTGCCATTCGGCTTTGTTGGAATTCCTAAATATAGAGATTTTACCTTTACGGCCGGCGGCACCGGAGTCGGACACTCGCTCCCCGCGGAAGGTACTACATCAGTTAATAGTTATATTGCATCGACTTCTAGTGCATATCTCCCGGCCACAGGTACTACGGGCACCAACGATGCTGTGCGCCAATATGGCAGATTTATTACGTCATATATCCCCCAGGTATCGGGGTCAATTAAGTTCCCCACACCAGTGTTACGCGTCAGTTCTTCTGACGGATCTCCTGGTAACAACACAGATGCTTATTGGGGCCTTACTGTAGGCCGCTCAGGCGCGCCCCTGCGGTACGACGAGTCCACTGTGGACCTGTTGAACCCCCTAGGCGCTTTGGGATCATCTCAGTTTGATAGTACAGCTGCCGGACTAGAGGCCTCTACGGCATTTACGTTGGATGACGTTGTACAAACATCTGCGAATAACGCGTACTGGGCTTCAGGCGCCCGCGTCGCAGGAATAGCTCATTCAGTGAGCGCTTCCGGGCCCTCGGGGGATGCTCAAACATGGTCGGACGTTCTTACTGCTGGCTGGGATCGATTTACGGTACCAATGCACGGCGGATTTGACGGACTAGACATTACTGAGTCAGAGCCTTTCCGTAATAACGCTATGGTGGACTCAACCGAACTAACCTATGCTCCGAATAACAGCATTAAGCGCGCTATTGATTCCTTGGCCGATCCTGAAGTAATGGAGATGAATCTCGCTACTATTCCGGGCCTCACCAACGAAGGCCTCACATCGCACTTGATCAATACGTGCGAAGATAGGGCCGATGCTCTTGCGATTATCGATCTTAAGGGCGGTTATGTGCCGAAGACGGAAAATAATCAATCTTTTTCGAGCCGCGTAGGAAGTTCGACGACTACAGTAGACAACCTTAAGGCCCGCGGTCTTAACTCAAGTTATGGATGTGCTTATTATCCATGGGTACAGATTAGAGA